AGATAAAGATGTATATGTAGCCTATGGCAATAAGATTGGTATTCTTGATGAAAGAATAGATACAGATGACGGCGTACAAATTGAAACCTCTATTATTAGTGGCAACCGATTGGCTACACGTCAATTCATCTTGATTATGAACTACAATTTCGTAACACATAATATTATTAATGGATATGGCACAATTGGCATTTCCAATAAGAAGGCTAAGCCTATTAATTTTGCTAGTAAGGTTACTAAGACATATTATGCAACGATGAAAACTATAAATGCTACAAGCAAGATGAACACTAACGAATACACCAAAGCTTATAAGATTGGTGGCGGTGCTAATCGTAATGTGCAGTTTAAAATACACGTTCAAAAAGGGGCTATATCCCTAAGGCAGTTAGATTATACATACGAGGAAGTATAAAATGGCATATAAAGAAAAACACCCTTTGGATATTACACCCCAAGGGGATACGGTACAGGATAGCATTCAGAAAAACCGGGCTGAAATATTAGAAGTCGCCAAAGCCGTGGAATTAAAGGCTAGCGGTGGCGGTAATACAGGCGGTGGTGTGCTACGGAATAGGGTGCTAAACGGTAAGGTTGGTAATAGTGAATGGGCGTTTTTGATTGGTGATAATTTAAGTGTAATGATTGACGGCAGTCAAACACCGGTATTATTATCATTCGCCGACGGGTACGATGATAACGGAAGTGTAGACTATGTAAGTACGATTACAAGTAAAACGAGTGCATGGAATTTACCAGCGCAATCTACATCGTATTTATATATCGAACGCTCCGCATCGGGTGCGTTAAGTTATGGCAGTACTACTATTGAACCAGTGCGCCAAGCAAGTGCGCCAAAGGCTGAAATGGATAAAATGCACTATAACACGGTAGCCGATAAGATGTACCTATATAACGGCGTACAATGGAAGTCAGTGCTTCGCATTGTAGTTGCTATTGTAGTTACGGATAGTACATCGGTTAAAAGCATCAAATACTACCGCCCGGGGTTTAGCGGCGATGTAATGGCGGATAAATCTATCACTAGCGAGAAAATCGGTGATAAAGAAATAAAAGGTACTAATATTGCCAATGAGCAAATAGAAAGCAAGCATCTGGCAAAAAGTATCAATGATTTATTTGCAGCGGTGAAGAAAGATATTGAAGATTTAAAACCAAAGATTGATAGCGTATTATCAAAAGCCTATCCAGTAGGTGTGATATATTGCAGTACCGTAGAAACTAACCCGCATGAATTGTTTGGGTTTGGTACATGGGAATATATCGAACAAGGACGGGTTCTATTATCACAAGGCGATAAATATAGTGCTGGTAGCACTGGTGGTGCTGAAACGCATACATTGACTACGCAAGAAATGCCTAAACATAATCACGGCGGGAACACTTCCGAAGGTGGAGGACACACGCATACAGGAACGGCACAAGATGCAGGAGAACATACTCATAAAGGGTATGCGTATATGACATATACTAAAGGCTCCGGCAGTTTCATCGGATTCCCTGATTTTGATAGGTATGGTGTTAAACCGAATATTACCTATAGTTATGATGTCGATGTGCAAGCAAGCGGTACTCATAACCATACTATTGCTATTGATAGCGCTGGTAATCATACACATACTATTAATCAAGAAGGTGGCGGACAAGCGCATAATATTATGCAGCCGTACTTATCTGTATATATGTGGAAGCGGGTGGCCTAATGAAAATGGATAGCCTTGAAAACATGATAAAGGACTATGAACGCAGAACAGGGGAACGAGTGGATCTAAGCGGTTTTTATTTCGATGAAAATAATAACTACAAAGATAAGTACAATTATTACTTTAAATTCTTCCCTGGTGCAGGGTTCCTATTTTGGACGATTAATGAATTCAACGGGGCTAAGTATTTTACGATATGGCAAACATACGGTGATATGAAAGTAATTGGGAAATACATTGTTGATGTGATGAAGTTAAACGATTTAGATATTATCGTTACGGCTACACATCGCAGCGTTAAAGGGTTCATTAAGAAGTGGAAAATGGAACGCGTTCCGACTATGGACTATGTATATAATGGGTTCAATTATAAAGTGCTAAAGACTGTTAGAAAACACCTTGAAGCAACTTTGTAGAAAGGAAAAGCATGTTTATATTTGACTTGCAATTATTTGGCGGTGGCGGTAAAAAATCAAAGGTAGGTAGCATTGATGCAAAACTTCCTGCCGCTCCCGCAGAAGAAAAGGAATTGCTAAAAGGGCAACTTGATTGGATAAATGGAACTAATCGAAGTGCTAACAGGTTGCAAGGTATGGGAGATGCAGCACTTGATAATGTAATCACACCAGCATATAAAGATATGTACAATCAATATATAAGTGCAAATCAGAACAATCAGAATGCTATAGGTGCATTACAAAAGCAAATCTCAAATGCTGGTACGCAGAACCTAACCGACAACACAAAATATGCTAATCAATTAGCGGCAAGCGTTAATGATATGAACAATACGGCGGGGCAATTAGCAAATGAGTATAACGGAGCGTTGTTGCAAAATCAAAATGCAATGAACGCTATTACATCTGGTGAATTGCCTAGTGCGTATCAAGCGGCACGCCAAAAAGCATTGAATAATGATTTAGAAAGTACATTAGGGAGTGCAGTATCTGGACTTGCAAGCCGTGGCATTATCAATTCTTCACAGGCTGATAGTGCGCTAAATAATATCAGCAAAAATGCATCTAACACATTAGCTGCACAATATGCCCAAGACATAAACCAAGCGGCGAACCTAAACACACAAGCATTTAATAATAATCTGAGTGGTATCGGTGCTAAATTAGGATTATGGGGGAATACATATAATAACCAACAAAATGGGATAGTAAACCAAGCTAATTTGATGAACCAAGGATATACTAATCAAATGAGCAACGCAGGAACGGCCGCCGGGCTAGTTGGCCAACGTGAAGGGTTAGCACAAAACCCAATTAACACGGGAGCAACTACACAAGAAGCGGCAATTCAACCGGCGAAAGATTACTATTCTATGGCACAACTTAATAACGCAGATCAGGAAGATTTATTGAACCGCTACATGACGTTACGATATGGGTTAGCTAGCCCAGCACAAACAACAGTGCGCCAAGGTAGTGGTGGTTTCTTTGGAGGGTTTATGAAAGGTTTTTGCTTTGTAGCAGGCACAGAAATTGCAACACCGGAAGGTGCGAAAGCAATTGAAACATTTAAAGCGGGTGATACTGTTATTTCACTTGATGCGGTAAACGATGTAATTGAAATGCATGATATGGGCGAGCATGAAATATATATGCTATCTACTGTAGATTGCACAGTACCAACTACGGCGAGTGAAAAGGTATTAACTCCGGAAGGCTTGAAAGTAGTTGAAAATCTCGTAATTGGTGAACCAATTATGACCGTGCATGGATATCAACCTGTAACGCAATGCGAACCAACCGGAAAAACTGAACAGGTTTATGAATTGCAATGTACTGGTGATAATCTATTCTATGCCAACGGCATTATGGCAGAAGGTATCAATGAAGATGAACTGCAAGCCATTAAAGCAAAATTGAATAGTACTGAAGATGCTGGTAAAAAAACAAGCAAAAAAGGCAGTAAGAAAAATACTGAGAAAGTAGAGGAATAACACAATGGGAGTTATTTATTTACAAGACTTTGAACCATGGGCAGCCGTTGGCGAACTAGCCGGACAATATGCATCACATCGCCTAGGCGCGTTACAAAATAATAAAATGGCTAAAGGGTATCAAAGCATGTTAAATGGTGATGCTCAACAAGGACAAGACCAGTTACAAGTAATTGATAACCAAAATAGAAATGCAATGCAGATGCAACCGACACAATTCAACTCCGCGCAATATGTAAATGATGCAATGCGGAACAATTCCGTAGGCGCTCAAATGGTGGCGCAACATAGCGGGTTATGGGGACAACCTACACAACCTGGACAACTGGCACAAACACCACCACCAGCAGCGCCTGTACAAGCGAATACAGATGCGCCGGCGGTGGCAACGCAACCACAACAAAGTACCGGCTTATGGAATTTCCAAAATCTAAACAATACTGGTATTGGCGTACCTCAAACGTACCAAGACATGGTACAACAACGGGGTACTAATTTTTTTCACCAAGCGCCCAATTTGGTAAGCGATGGTAATACCAATGAGGATAAAGCGCCGGGCCAATACCCTATACCAGATAAAGCATCTGTAACAAGCGAAGCACGCAAAAGACTGGGGGCCAATACGTTGGCCCTAGTCAAAGCGGGTTTTGATTTCAAGACCGCCCAAAGCCTTGCGAGCGATCAATATCAAACTGATGTAAACACTATGTATGCGCAACAGGTCAACGAATATCAAGAAAAAGTGCTTGAACCTATGCGCCAACAAATTATGAATAATCTTGTATTTACGCAAGATAAAGACGGCAACCCGGTTGTAGATACCTATAACACAAAACGGGTTAAAGGGTTAGCGCCAGCCGTTGCCAGATACAATTATTTAGCAAGTAAAGTAGGTGCTGGCACTATTGATATGAATAACTTGAATAGCATTGCGGCGCTTGATAAACCGGACTATAAATTTAGTAGTGCGCAAAACGGCCACATTGTACGTTACAACATGGGCGACGGTACTATTCAAGATATGGGCGGTTATGGCAAGGTTGAAACCAAACAATTTGCGAACGGACAAGTTATCGTAATGACACCAGACGGCCAAATGAAAAACATCGGTAATTTCGGGGCTAAGAACATTAAAGTTTTACCTGACGGCAAAACGTATATTGTTGGCACAGACGGCAGCATGAAATATGTAGGTACACATATTAAACCGGCAACGGCTACACAAACAGGTACAAGCGGTTATAATGCGCAAGTATTAAGAACTTTATCCGCGCAGCATACTGCATGGGTAAAAGCTAACCCGGATAAGGCAGAAACAGAAAGTCCTTATTATGGGCAATTACAAAGCGCATTAAGCGGTGCGCCTACTGGTGGCGGTGGTGCTGGGGCGCCAACGGTTAAACGGCAACCGACATATTCAAGCGAAGAACAAGCAGCAGTATCTAAGCGAATGAACGAACTATCAGCGCAAGGCTGGAGCGATGATCAGATAGCGGCGGAACTTGATGCGGCCGGATACGGCAATTATAAATCGTGGTTAAAATCTTATTAAAGGGGTAGACTATGGGTGCGTTTGATGATATTACAAGCCAATACGGCAAGGCAGCTGGAAACGGCAACGCCTTTGAAGATATAACAACCGAATACGGTGATGATGTAGGCAACGCGCCCAAGCCTACATTATGGGATAGTGTTAAAAATAATGCCGAATATGTTGCTAATGGCGTTAAAAACAATATTGAATGGATTGATAAAACAGGCAAAGAAATTAATGATAATGTAATGAATACATTATCAAATTGGAAAGATGATGTAGTAAACAAAGCAAATAATCTAAGTAGGGAGTATTCACAAAGTGCTGCTAATGCCCTTGAAGCTAATGGAGATAATTTTTCAGCATTTGATGATAATGGCGATTTTATAGAAGGACATGAAACGCCGGGCCTAAACAAAGCAAGAGTAGAGGCATACGACACCGCAGTTGGTAAGCCGGCTGGATATATAGCTATGACGCCGTACGTACCGCCAAAAGTAAAATTGGTTGCAGGTATATTGGCCGCCCCTACGGTTATAGGTAATGCAGCCGAAATGTACGATGCTAATGCAACGGCCGAAAACGAAGGAACGGCACCAGAAGGGATACTAGGGAATAGATATGTTGCTACGGCAAAAAATGTTTTAGTAGATCCGATTACGGAACCGGTTGGGCGTTTAGTTGATGATCCGGGCGAGTTCGCAAAAAATATAGCCATGAACCCTACGAATTTATGGGACGATGTATTTATACCGGTTGGCATGGTTAAAGGCGTAATGCCTAAAAAGGTAACTGGCGCCATTGGCGAACGTGTAGGGCGTGTTGGCGAACATATCAAAGAAAAGGCATCTAATGCGTTTGAAGATATCGGGGAACGCTTTAAGAAGGAAGAACCAAACATGCAAGAAGGCGTGTTGTACAATGCTTTTGAAGATATTCCAGTACCGGAAGAAACTGCAAATACAGTAGAACCGCGTGCATATGCAGAAGATGCATTGAACGGTCAAGCCTATGAGGGAGAAACTGGTAATATCCAAGCCGACATATATAACCGATATCGTCAGAATGGTTTGAGCGACGTTGAAGCGGCGGGCATGACTGGCAATATTGGCGCCGAAAGTAGTTTTAATACAACTATAACAAGTGGCGACGGCAACGGTTCCCGCGGTTTGGTTCAATTTACTGGGGATAGATTGAACGGCGAAAAGGGTTTGTTAAAGTTTGCCGAAAGTAGAGGATTAGACCCATGGGATTGGAGAACGCAAGTTGATTTCAGCGTATGGGAATTGCACAATACGGAAAGCGCAGCACTTGAAGCAATGCGCGCAAGACCAGATGCAACACCAGCAGAAATGGCTAAAATTATTCGTGAAACCTACGAACGCCCTGACCCTTCCGTTGCTCGTGATAATGTTCGCGCTCAAATTGCAGAAGAAACATTTAATGGGAACTACGGAAAATATGAAAATGGGCCACGTGATACATCATTTAAAGATAGCAGCCTAGATCCAAATCGTGTTACACGTGATGAACCATTCAAAGATGAGTTTATCGAAAATGAAAAAACGATAAATGGGGAACAATCACATACAGATTTGAATAGTTTTGTTGAAAATACCGAAAATAAATTAGTTAAAAACGAAGATTTAGGTATAAACTATCAAGGCGAAGGCGAAACAGCCCGTACAGGCGAAATAAACGAATTACAGCCAGAAAGCCGCATAAATACTGAATTTGTAGAGGGTGAAAAACCTAGAATTCAAGAAAACGCGATTGAAAACGATGTAAACAGTAAATTTAGATACGAAGAAGATGCGCCAAACGTAAGTTTGAAAAATGCTATTGATGATTTGCCGTTGAAAGCACGCGAAACAATCGTAAATGAATTAAAAGACGTTGTAAAAAATGATGCATCTGAAACACGATTTACAGAATTAGAAAATAAAGTACATTCTAATACGGAAATTTTGCAAGACTTGAACCGTGCAATAAAGCCGGATATTCCAAAAGTGGAACTTGATGCGGTGAAAGTTAAATTGTCAGAAGCATTAGACGTACCAGTTGAAGCATTGAACCATGAATACATGGAACGTGTTCGTACTGATCGCGCTGCCGAACTTATTGCAGATACGCAAGAATTAAAAACGTTAAAAGCAGAATCGGCAGAAGGCGGCGTGAGCGCATACGCGCAGCAACCTAGCCAACTGCTTGAACACGCAACGCATGAACAAGTACATGAAGCCGTTGTAAAAGCCTTTGACGGTAACGAAGCAATGGCAAATCGCTATTTGGAAAGTAAAGGCGTTAAACCTACAGAACCATTACAATATAGCGTAAGGGGCAAGGAAACGCCGCATACTGGCGTTGATGAAGTAGAGCGATTAGGGCGAAACGTAACACGTAAAGAAATCATAGATGCAGTCAATACCTTGTTTAATCAGCGCATTAAAAGTGGCCGATTAGGTAAAAAAGGCGTTGGCGGCTGGTACAATACATATACCGATGTCATTCGTAGCGGTAATTATGGCGATTTCCGCGTTATCATGCATGAACTGGGGCATTATGTAGACAACTATTTTAAATTCAGTAATGAACCGCGTTTTAACAACGAATTTAATCGTGTAGTACAAGACCGTTTCGGGAAAGCGTACAACAAGTTAGGCATGGAAGGTATACGTGGCGAAGGATACGCAGAATTCTTTCACGATTACGTAAGCGACCGCGCCAAAGCTAAACGCGAATTTCCAGAATTTTATAACCATTTCACGAAAGCAATTGCCAAAGAACCGGAATTAAACGGTATCACTAATAAATTATCTCAACTGGTTCATGAATGGCACCGTCAAGGTGGGGCAGAACGTGTAAAGGGTAGTATTTCGTTTGAGAGTAAAGGTAAAGTGAGCCAAGCTATTGATGCGGTGAAACGCGGTGAAACGCGCGATTTTATCAAAAAAGCGATGAGCGATGTATACACCAAATTGATTGATGAACTCAACCCGTTAAAAGATTTAGTAGAACAAGTCGAACGCGAAACAGGCGAAAAAATTTCGTTTGATGATAATCCGTATATGCAAGCATGGCTTGCGCGTGGTTGGGCCGGTAAGGCGGAAACGTTAATTGAACACGGCGCGCCGGAATATAAAATTCCAGCGTTTAAAGATATTATTAAGGATATCGGAAAGAGAGAACATAAAGATTTTTCAGCGTATCTAGTGGCATTACACGATTTAGACCTACATAAGAACCAACAAAAAGCAACGTTTTCATACACGGAAGATGCTGCCGTATTAGGTAAGCACGCCGGAAATGAACGCTTTAAAAAAGCCGCCCAAGAAATATACAAATATCAAGACTATCTATTAACGATGCTTGTTAAAGAAGGTATGTTGACGGCTAAAGCGTACCATACAATGCGCAAAATGTACCCGCATTACATTCCGTTTTTCCGCGATATGTCAGATGTAGGCATGCAATCGTTCTTATCTGGTGGCAAGGGTTTTATTGATGTATCTAGTCCGGTAAAACGCCTAAAAGGTAGTACGCGCGATATTATAGATCCATTGGAAAGCATTATTAAAAATACATTTCAATTTTATAATGCGATAGAACGCAATCACGTTGGCCGCACATTTGCAAAACTTGCCGACAAAAAAGGCGTAGGGCAAATAGTGGAACGTGTAAATGGTGATAAAGCGAAAACTGATAATACGTTCAACGTATGGGAAAACGGCGAAAAAGTAACGTATGAAACAACACCGGAACTTATCGAAACTATGCGTATGCTGGATAAAGAACAATCAAACATGATTATGAAGATTTTATCTTATCCAGCAAGTTGGTTACGTGCTGGCGCTACATTATCGCCAGAATTTATCTTGCGGAACCCCGTGCGTGATATGATAGGCGCTGCAATTTACTCTAAACATGGTTTTATTCCTGTTGTTGATACGTTCAAAGGTTTAGCTTTATACCTAAAGAAAGGACAAACATATTGGGAATATAAGAAATCTGGGGCAGCACATGCGGCAATGGTATCCTTAGACCGCGACTATTTAGGCGGTCAATTACGCGATATTATGAAGCGTGAAAGCAAATTCACGAAGTTAATCAAAAACCCTATTGAAGCATTGCGCGCTATGAGTGAAGCAACAGAAATGGCAACACGATTGGCAGAATATGACAATGCACGAAAGGGTTATACGGGCGTTGGTAATCGCTTATTCGGTAAAGATAGAAAGCCGTTATCAGCACGAGAAGCAGCAGTAGAAAGCCGTGATATTACGTTAGATTTTAGCCGTAGAGGTACAAACACCAAGAAAGCCAATCAAGTAATAGCTTTCTTTAATGCGACTATTCAAGGCGCCGACAAAATGGCCCGTGCGTTTAAAGAAGATCCGCGTGGTATGACTGTTAAAACTATGCTTTATATCACACTACCAAGCGTTATGTTATGGTACATGAATAAAGATGATGAGCGCTATCAAGAACTACCGCAATGGGAAAAAGATACATTCTGGATAATTCCGGGCAAGGAAAATATGTATAGAATTCCTAAACCGTTTGAAGCTGGGGTATTATACGGTACGGCGTTTGAACGCATGCTACAGTATATGGACGATGCGAAAAACAATCGTAAGGGCGTAGGTTTTAAAGGTTTCGGGGAACGTGTTTTTGATAGTTTGACACCAAGTTTTATGCCTACGGCTATGATACCTATTGTTGAAGCGACAACCAATTATTCATTGTTTAGACAACGCAATATTATTCCGCAATCACAAGAAAATTTACCAGCACGCCTACAGTACGGCGCTAATACAAGCGAAGTTGCAAAATTCGTAGGCGATAAAATAAACGTTTCACCGTATATTGTAGATAACACAATAAGAGGGTACGGCGGCGGCCTTGCTGGGTTAGGTTTGAACGCAGTTGATGCGGTATCTGGCGCAAAAGAAAACAATGCATCTAAGAAGTGGTATGAAGCGCCGGGATTAAGAGGGTTTACGGCGGCACCTTATCAATCGTCTAATAGCGTACAACGTATATATGATGATTATAAGGAACAAGAAAAGCTACATAATGAGTTTAAACTCACAGGACAACGCCCAGAAGGGTACGATGCCAAAGAGTTTGCAAAACTCAAAAATGCAAGTGATAGCTTGAAGAACTTAAACAAAGCATCTAAGGCTATTATTAATAATGAACGCATGAGCGGCGAACAAAAGAGGGAACAACTAGATAAAATTAATATGAGAAAAGCTAATATAGCGCGTAGCGTATATGGCTTAGGTAAGGTTAAATGAGGGGTAAGTAATGGATCATTTCACTAGGTTTTTTGTTGAGTGTTGGAACTCTTTAACAGATAGTTTTTTTATAAAAGTTTTACTAAGTGGCGCCGGTGCATTGGGTATGTGGCTAATTCATATTAAACACGTTCAAATATTGGGCGTGTTTATTTTATTGGTATTCGTTGACTTATTCACCAAATGGGCGGCAATTGCTTATAGAATGTTGGTTGATGAATACAAATATAATGCCGATGAAATTGCAGTTTGGGAAAAATACCGTGCAATACCGTTGGCGTTTGATAAGGGTTTGATTTCGAGCCGATACATGCGAAAAGGTTTTGTGTTTAAAGTGGCGACATACGTCGCCGCTACACTTGCCGCCGTTTTATTCGATGAAATGAGCGGTCAAAAGCAATTCGCGGTATCGCTGGTATGGTTATATTTGGGTTCGTGTGAATTCTTATCCATTATGGAAAACCTACGCGACGGTGGAAATGTGATGCTAGGTAAATTTTTAGATTTAGTTAAAACTAAAATTGAAAACAAAGTTAAATTATAGGGGGTACCATGAGGGGTATTGATGTAAGCGAAAATAACGGTGTAGTTGATTGGGGCGCAGTCAAGGCTAATGGGTTTGATTTCGCGATTATTCGCATCGGTTATGGCCGAGGCAATTTAGATAGTGAATTCTATAACAACGTAAACGGCGCGATAAACGCTGGTTTAGCTATTGGCGTATACCATTATTCCTACGCTATAAATGAAGAACGTGCAGCGGACGAAGCAGAATTTGTATTGAATACATTGAACGATGCCGGCCTAACTGTTGACAAGTTGCCTATGGGCGTATGGTTCGATATGGAAGATGCGGACGATTACAAGGCAAATCGTGGTATGCCAACGGGCCAAGAATTAACAAATATTTGTAGTGTGTTCATCAATAAATTGTGGCAAGCTGGATATGTTAATACTGGTTTGTACGCTAGTTATGACTGGTTAGTGAATGTATTAGACGTTAGTCAATTAGGCGGTTGCGCTATCTGGTGCGCACAACTTAATAACCAATGCGACTATGAAGTGGCCAATTTGTGGCAATACACGTTCAGCGAAAACATCGAGGGCAAGGAGTTTGATGCCGATTTAGTAATGAATTGGCCTATTTAATAGGGGGTAATTATGGATACTATCATTCAATTATTAAGGCGATATGCGCCCGTAATCACCGTGGCAGCACTTGTGCTGCTGGTGGTGGTAGTTGGCTTATTTTGTTACAAAATGGCTTATACAAAGAAATTGCAAGAGCCTGTTATCCTCAATCAAACAGTAGCTAAAAACCCGCAGAAACTGGCGGACACGTTAAAAATAACGCCAAAGGAAGCAACGGAAGTAATTGCGTATAAGGAAACCGCGCAGCCGGTAGCAACATATTATACACAGGCGCCAACGCTACATGATGCGGCAGTAGTTACGAAAAATGCTATTAAGGATAAATCGCCGAATATTCCAAAGGAAGCTACAGAAAAAAGCGATAGAACCGCGGTAGTAGAAAATACAGATGAAAACAAAGTTGACGTGTACAAGATTAACCTAAACAAAGTACATCGCATAATGGGCGGCGTTACTGTATTAGAAACAGGGAAGGTATACGAAACTATAGGTTATCAAGCTGGCGACTTTCAAGGTTTAGCGCATTTTGACGGTAAGCAGTTTAAAGGGGCCAGCGCACTTTATACATTCGCGAAATGGTAGGTGATCCGATTATCTCCGCGCCGTACGGTTTACGGTAAACTATAATTCATTTGATGAAAGGGTATATTATATGAAAACATTTACATTTGAAGGCAAAACTCATATGTTCGCAGAAGAAGTAGAACCAAAGAAAGACGGTTTATACACCGCAACCTTAACAGACAATAACAACGTACGTTGTGAAATGTGGTTTGTAAACGGCGAATTGAAACGCCTTGTTGAATTAGATTAATACTAAAAGGGGTACCATAAGCGGTACCCCTCTTTTTTATTTGACGGCAAAAATACGTCAAAAATTTCATGTAAATCCATATAATTTTGTGGTTAGAATTTTAAATTTACGTTATGGCCAATCAATTAAAAACTACGATGTGCGATATTATGGATAAAAATTATTAAATACGCTATAATAAAGTATTGCTAATTACGGACTGTTTACAGGGAAAAGGGGGTGTTCCGATGGCATATATGGCGCTATATCGTAAGTATCGGCCGCAGACGTTTACCGATGTGGTTGGGCAACATCAAGTATCAGATACGTTGATGCGCGCTATTCGCGAGGATAAGGTGGCTCATGCCTATCTATTTGCCGGCCCTCGTGGGACTGGTAAGACGAGTATGGCTAAGATTTTTGCACGTGCCATTAATTGTGAACATGGCCCTACTGACCATCCTTGTAATGAATGTAGCGTATGTAAATCGATTTTGAGTGGTCAGTCTATGGACGTCCTCGAAATTGATGCGGCGTCGAATCGTGGTATTGATGAGATTCGTGCTTTACGTGAAAGCGTAAAGTTTATGCCTGTAGAGGGGCGTAAAAAGGTATTCATCATCGACGAAGCCCATATGCTTACCAATGAAGCATGGAATGCCCTATTAAAGACGATAGAGGAACCACCAGATCACGTGATGTTCATCTTTGCGACCACTGAGATTGAAAAACTGCCTGTTACCATCGTATCTCGTTGCCAACGATATACATTTAGACGTATTACATCTGATGATATTGCACAGCGGTTACAATATGTTGCGGATAAAGAAGGCTTTGCCTTAGAAGATAATGCAGCACGTCTCATCGCGGTTCATGCGGATGGTGGCTTGCGCGATGCGTTAAGTATTCTAGATCAATGTGTGGGCATGGCCAGCGGCGAGATTACACCGGCCGTTGTAGAGGAACTCATTGGCCTCGTTAGTAAGGACTGGATTATTA